TTATTTCGAGTTGATAGCTGAAAGGTCTGAAATAAGAGCGACAGGCGCAGGGACTGACACACTCAAAACGCAAACTTCAGTTGGCAACTTGCTGCAGATAGGCGATGTAATTATTAAGAAACAACCTTTATTGATTTTTGATTTATCACACATCAATAGGGCTCTTGCCGAGTTTGGAGCAGAACCTGTACAAGGAATTATAGGAGCTGATATACTATTAAAGAAATACTTAACACAAATATATCATCCATTTTCTAATGGATATTAGAAAAATTTTTTAACTAAATCAAACACTTTAGAAATGAGAAAAATTATTTTACTATTAGTAGCTACAACCTTCTCACTGATAGGTTGTTCCAAAGGTGAAGATACACTTGCCAAATCAGACCTTAAAGCTACAATGAGCGCACAGCTTGATCCTGTGCTCGATGGAAGTCTTTATCCTTCGGCCGTCTATAGTATGGCTCAGATCAAATCAGTTGACAAAAACGCCCTCACCTATTTTAATCTTTCTATAGAAAGTGAAGTCGAATTCAATGGAAAGATAAGAGTAACAAATGACAAATTTATTCATGAAACTCTCATTGAAAAAAAATTCCAAAAAGGAATGAACAATATTTCTGTAAACTTATTATGGAAGTATGATGACTTTATAAAATTTCAGAATCCTGGAATTACACACTTTAGTTTTCAACTACTTGACCGAGAAGGTAAGTTGGTCACCAATACCGATGTAGAAGTACCTTACCGCAGTGTGAGTGAATGTGTGTTTGCCCTAAAAAATGGAAATCAAGTATTGGATTTTCGTGCTTTCTTTGCTTCTTATGTAAATGAAGATAGTAAGCTTATAGATCCTTTTCTAAGTGAAACCCTAAGAGAGCATAATGAAACATATAAAGCAAAACCTAACGTACAACTTAGTTCAGGCTGGGCAGGTTATCAGTTAGGAGCTGACTATGCAGACCTACAAGTGATAGCTATTGTAGCACAACTAATGCGAAAAGGAATGAATTATAGCAACATTACCGATACAAGTAATTCTTCAACAAAGGTTTATAGCCAAAATGTACGCTTTATTAATGAAACCCTTGCCGTAAAAAATGCTAATTGTGTAGATGGAAGCGTGCTTCTGGCAAGTATTTTAGAGAAGATTGGTATCCGTTGCTTTTTAGTAGCTATACCAGGGCATATGTACTTAGCTTATAGTAGAACAGGGAAAATGCAAATCCCCTCAGCAGATATTCAATATGTAGAAACAACCCTAATAGGTTCTGGTAGTCTTGAAAAAGTTTTTGGTGGAAAAAATGATCAAGACCAAAAATTTATAGGTATTAAAGCAGCAAGAGAATTAGGCCTAAAACCTATTCAATAGTATGAAAAAGAAAAAAACACCCTCTTGCTGGGGTGTTTTTTGTGACCTCGACAGGATTCAAACCTGTAACCTTCTGAGCCGTAATCGGTAAGGATAAAATTTCTTGTTTTGTAACCTCTTTAAAATCAATATTTTAAAATAAATATTTTTAGGGAAATCTTAGTATACCCTCTTTTCTACCTTGTCGGCAATAAATGGTATATATATTTGGTTTATAGTGATTTACAAGGTTTTTCAAAATTTAATTACCTTGCTTTTTTGTGTTTCTCAGGATTTAGTCATATGGTTTTATCCGAGCTTGTTTGATTCGTTATTTTTTGTAACTTTGTGCCTAATACTAACACATACTACTATGGCAAGTAATAATGAAAAAGGCATGTATGACTTAATCAAAGAGCTAATAGATTGCAGAGATGAAAGTATAAAAATATACCGATTTGTGGCACATGCTACCATTCAGCTCAAAAACAGAGAATGGAAAGACCCTTTTATTGAGGGTGATATTCCTGAAGGTTGGTGCTGGGCTCTCAAAGAGGAAATAAAGAAAATCCTTGATGAGCTCAAAGAGAAATAGTAACCTCCTTTCTATCTGTTTTAATACGCTATCCGCTCGACAATCGCAGTGGCTACTACTTGATAAAACTCTACTATATAATCTTCAGGCACTGTCTCTGTTTGATAAGGAGGGTCGTTATATTCAGGTAATGGAGCGGGGACAAGCTCGATAAATCCTTTTTCTTTTGCTCTCCTTACCAATTTAACAGTACGTAGGTTATTCTGCATAACAACTGCATATACTTCGTTGGTAGGAAAGTAGGTTTGCCAATCATTTACTTTTCTTAATCCTATGATAGAACCGCTTTTGATACGTTGCGATATAGAGTTTCCGATGAGGTTACAAGCTAATTCTGCACGCTTGAAATCAGGAATAGTGATGAAGAAAGATGGCTTATGCTGAGTGAATAACTCATCAGAACTCCAACCTCCCGCAAAATCTACATCATAGTAAGGCACAAGGACATCTTTAGACATCTCATTAGTGATGAGTATAGGGATTTCTTTACGCTCTCTTTCTTCGTCTTCATCTCTGTTTTCGTATTCCAACTCTACCCTCTCAAAGAACCCTTCTAAGATACGCCTTATCTTCTTAGACATTTCCTTTTCCCCACTATCGTATAAGCTGAGGTCTTTCACAGATATTTGAGTATGTTCGTGTATGTCTTGCAGAGATAAGCCGTATTTGTTGCGCTCTGTTCTTAGGTAGCTTTCCTCTTCCTCCTCTGGTACAACTTCTTCTATTTGTGGGATGATCATAGAGCCTTTACCAGTAAGGAGCCAGTCCTTGCTGATTTCAGGAAATTTTTTATCTATAACATCTATAATATCCGTTTTTAGAGGGTCTGGATATTTATTATTCCTATTATCAATATTAAAGAAACGATTTACTTGCTGTTGTGACTTTTCTATTTTTTCAGAAAACTTACTAACATTACCTTCATAGTATTTTTCTATAATGGAAAGAATACGTTTGTTAATATCAGGAATATTTTTACTTACATTGTTTGTATCTGAATTATTTTTCATACCTTTGTGCTTTAATTAAAAATTCGTTTGTTATCATGAAATTATCTGAACAAGGGCGTTTTGAACTTCGTGTTTGGTTGGCAGAAAATGCTAAAAGAAGCGGAGATGCTCAATATGTCTATGATGAAATAAAAAATTGGAATATTGATGATATAAACATCTACAAAAGGCTTGCGTTGGGCGTTACTTCTTTAGGAGAACAATACAAAATTACCGACACAGAACACGAAAATATAATAAAGAAAATGAATTTTATCAAGAATGGTGATAAGGTAAGACTAAAAGACTAACTCCTTATCCGAAATTCCTTTATCAATTCTGTTAGTTTGGATATAAATCCCTCTACATTTTTAGGGTTTATATTATCCCCTTCCTTATTTTGTTTTGTATCAGGAGGGCTATATATATTATCTAATGCCTTAAGCAACATAATCTGTTGAGAGTCTCGCTTATCCAATTCGCCACTGTCCGTAGCTTTTAATAATTTTGAATGCTCCCGCATAGTCATAGCTATTGCCGATTTAAAAGCATATTCCTCTTGCAATTTGCGTTCTTTTGAATACCTACTAATGAGCCACCATACTAAAAACCAAGCAGGAGATGTTCTTAGTATATTGATGACAAAATGTACCCAATCAGAATTATTAATATCAAAACCTTTAAAAATCATAAATACTAAAAGACAAGTAAGATTAAAAAACACAACAGCTAACACCCCAAAAGTAATTACATTATTCTGTATTTGGTTTTTCCGCTCTCTAAAATGAGTCCCTAATGAGCCATCAGCAGCTGCTCCTATTAGATTTTCAACCTCTTGTTTTTGAGATAATATCTTCTTTTGTAAATCATCAGCTTCTTTGATTAATTTTAAAGATCGTTCGTTTTGAGTAATCACATCATCAAACCGCTTTTTATAATCCTCTATATTTTCTGCTATTTTTTGTTCTAAGGTGGCAATATTTGTTTTTAAAGTCTCTATCGTGTTTTTGTTAGCTTCCGATGATGATAAATAGGAACGAATAGATGTATCATATTCATTAGCATTTTTAGCTTTATCCTTTATTGTATCATAAAATTCAGTTGTTTGTATTATCTTATAATCCAATTCATTCTTTGATTTAGAATATTCTTCTATCAAATGAATTAACTTGTTATTTTCCTGCTCTAATTTTTTTTGAATGAGTTCTATTTCTCCCGCAAGATTTTCTATATTTTTCTGTGATATTTTAGGTTTGTAAGTGATGTTTCTTTCCCAGTTCCCAAACTGAATGCAATATTCAAAAATATATCTTACACCATTGAAAATGCCTTGATTGTTTTTATTTGATATATAACTTACTAAATCCCTTAATACTCCTATTATATTATTTCCAGAGCCATTCGGAAAATATGAAGTAGGCAACATTAGCACCATATTAGATTGTATTAATGCTTTAAAACGATTAATAACACTTTTGTATATCTTCTTAAACTCTAAAGAATTATAATCACCAAACATCACATTTTCTAATGGAGGATCAGGAAAATTATCTATAATATATTGGTCTATATCAAAATCTTCTATTTGCCCTATATAAAGCTTTATATTGTTCAATTCTTGAACATTCATCACTATATTTATTTAAAAACCAATCAATTAAAAACTTTAACACACTAATTAACAAACTTTGTTTGTTAATTGCTTTGTTATTACAAACATTGTTTGTATCTTTGCACTCGTAAAACGCTACATAAATATAAAGCATTTTATAAGCGCAAATGTAACAATAAAAAATTAAATAACAATGAATAAAACGAAAAAAAATAGCATTACGGGTAAGCTGTCTGAGGCTGTCGCAAAAGAGATTATAGAGAACAACCGATTGAGCCTTCAAATAGCGTTGGTGTTGGAAAAGACACAAGTTGCTATCAAAGATGCTGCAAGGCGCAGAAGTGACAAACTACTACATATGAGTTTATTACCTTTATATGAAAGTTATGGGTATTCAAAAGAAGATCTTGAAAAAAAATAATTATGAATAATACCGAGCTGAAAAGACACCTCAAAAGAAAATTAGAGCGAGTAACATTGCTCAAGTTATCCTTAGAGGGTACTGTTAGAGAATTGGCAAGCGAGATTATTAGCCTTAACGAAGAACTTGCCCTTGTGGAAGGGGGCAAGTCTTCAAAAAAGAAAACCACAACACCTGATATATCGAAGTATACGACACAATTTTACGCTGAGTTTGAGAAAGCAAGGCAAAACAGCGACCTATAAAAAAAGCCCCGCCGGCAAGCGAGGCATAATAATAACAAATAAAATTTTTAAACATGGCAAAATTACTACAAAAATTATTTTCTCGCAAGAGAAACGAGAAAAAAGCGCAAGACCAACAACTACAAGTGATTAACGGCTATTTATGCTACAAAAAGCGCCGTTACAGCGAGCTAAACTACGAGCAGAAAGAGCAATATAATGACTGCTTGATACCTCAAGCCGACAAAGAGGCTTTTCTACAACTCCTTAAAAGAACTCAATTAAGATACGTATAACTATGAGAACAATGACAAATACCGAGTTTGAGCGAGTACTCAGCGAAGAACGCAAGCAACGCTATTATTATAGCGACTTGTTGGACTTGCGAGAAGATAGTCACAGGTCTTTCAGTTGTGAGTTTATTACCGAAGACGATTATCCTGATGATTGGTACTGCTCTATCTATTACGATGTAACGACCCGTTGCGAGGGTAGCAAGAGCTGCCATAGTGTAGAGATACAGCATATTTATATCAACTTCCAAGAGGTTAAGGTTGCTGAAAAACAAGAAAGCGTATTAACAACAGTACTCACCAATCGAGCTAATGAAGAATTTCAGTTTGAAGATACTGATATATACCCCGATTATGCAACTTCTAAAATATGGTAACAATGAAAACAACAGTAGAAAAAGGCAAATGCTATGAAATAGGCGATTGGCTCATACAAATTGACAGAATAGACGAGCGCTATATATGGGGCTTTGGCGCTGACAGTGATAGGGTGATAGGGTTTATTTCACTTCCTATTGATAGCAAAGTAACTCGTGAAGTACCCATTAATGACTATATCAATTATATAGATGTGACAAGGCAGAATATAGCAGCTGAGTTCAGGTATAGATTAAGCCAATATGAAGAATAAATAACAAGTAAAATTATATCAAAATGAACAATATTGATTTTTATTTAGCTGAAGAATTTCTTACTGAATTTCTTTATAACGAATCAACTTTTAGTGATTTTGAAAGCATCCTACAAATTGACAATGTAGAAAAAACATTAACAAGTATAATCATACATTACACAACAAGCACCGATGGGCACAAATACGATAGTAAAAGAGAGTACGAAACAAACTATCTTCAACTATTGGGGTGGTTGTACAAAAAGTTAAGCAAAAAGTAATAACTTAAAAAATAAAGAAAATGAATGAGAACATAATCACCGTACAACAACTCCCCGTAATCGTCTATGAACGATTGGAAAGCGTGGGGCAAGAGATTGACAAGCGTATCGCAGCGCTTGACTTGGATAAGCAACTCGTAACAGAGGACACTAAGAAGGCTGTTAAGGACACGAGGGCAATGCTCAATAAAGAGTTGAAAGACTTTGAAGAGCAGCGCAAGCGTATCAAAGAGCAGATAGCAGCACCTTATATGGATTTTGAAAAGGCGTACAACTCATTTATTAAAGAAAAGTATGAGAAAGCCGATGGCATTCTAAAGGTGAAAATTGACGAGTTCGACAAGCGCTTAAAAGCAGACAAAGAAGCACGTATCAGGGCTTATTTTACTGAGTTATGCCAAGCTAACAATATTGACTTTCTCCCCTTTGAAAGGCTCTGCTTGAACATAAGATTAAATGATAGTGACAAGAGCTTGAAGGACATTGTAAACACTAACATTGACAACGTGGTTAAGAGCCTTGAATTTATAGAGAGCCTAACAGACCCTGACGAATATAAGGCAGAAGTCCTCGCTGATTACAAGCAAACCCTTGATGTAATGATTGCGATAAATAATGCAAAGTATCGCAAGCAGCAAAGAGAAGCTGAGTTACAGAGACTTGAAGCGCAAAAAGCAGCAGCCGAGCAAGCAAGGTTAGCAGCCGCGGCAAGGGC